GTGTCGCTTGTCCATCAGATGTATGGAGATTTTAAAGATTATGGATGGAATGTCGAAAAATTCTGTCATAAAATATCTGCTGGTATTGATAAAAACACAGACAAGAAAGTTGTAATTTCTACTTGGCAATCAATCTATAAAATGGGACATGATTATTTTGACCAATTTGGTGTAGTTGTTGGAGATGAATGTCATTTATTTAAGGCTAATTCACTCAATAAAATTATGGACAAAATGGTAAACTGTAAGTACAGATTTGGAACAACTGGTACACTGGACGGCACAAAAACTCACAAATTAGTGCTTAGTGGTATGTTTGGAGATGTTAAACAAGTAACCACTACTAAGGCCTTAATTGATAATAAAACACTTGCAGATTTTAAAATTCAGGCCATTGTTTTGAAATATGCAACAGATCATTGTAAATATATCAAAACATTAAAATACTCTGATGAAGTTGAATGGATCGTAACAAATCCAAGAAGAAACGCATTTATAAAAGACTTGACATTATCTTTATCTGGAAATTCTTTGGTATTATATAACTATGTGGAGAAACATGGAATACCACTACATGCCATGATTTATGATGCAGCTGAAAAAGATAGAAAAGTTTTCCTTGTTCATGGTGGGACAAAGGCAGAAGTAAGAGAACAAATAAGACACACAACAGAAAAAGAGAGCAATGCAATTATTGTAGCCTCATATGGCACCTTCTCAACAGGCATAAATATAAGGAACTTGCACAATGTAATATTTACCTCTCCATCGAAAAGTAGAATCAGAAATCTACAATCCATCGGAAGAGGACTGAGAAAAGGAAATGGAAAAACTTCAGCTGTATTATATGACATCGCAGATGATTTACGACATAAGACATATATGAATTTTGCAATAAGACATTTTTATGAGAGAATAAATATTTACAACGAAGAAAAGTTTGATTTTAAAATTAACGAAACTAACTTGTATGACTGAGGAGTATAATATGTCGCATCCCAAACTACTAAGATTGGTGACTAAAGAAATATTAATTTGCAATGTACGAACACCAGAAAACCCAGAAGAAAACTTTTGGTGGATTGAAGACCCATTTGAAATCAGATCCTTTATGAATGGCCAGAATGGAGATTTTAATTCAACTCTTGTAGATTGGTTACAATTTTCTAGTAATTGCGAAACAAAAATCTGCATATCGGATGTTCTTACTTGTAACGATCCCGATCCAGAAGTAATGAGTCATTACATAAATATCGTTACAAGGAAAAAGAATGACTTGAGCCTTGGAACGGTCAAAGAAGAAAAAATTACTGAAATTGTAAATGAACCAGAAGTTACATATGAAGATTATATTGATATATTAAACAGTAATAAAGTATATCATTAAAGGTCTACATACCTATTGTACCACAGTGATTCTTCGGTGTCAAGAGGAAAAAGAAATATATTTTCTATTGACATAGAGCACAGTATATGGTATTATAGTTGTAATTACATTTTGAAGGACTAATCATGGCCAAGCCTAAAAAAAGAAATCATTATGTGGACAATAAACAATTATTGTCTGCAATGGTAGATTATAGACTAGAAGTTATCGAATCTAAAAAATTAGATAAAGAACGACCCAGAGTACCCAACTATATTGGGGAGTGCATTATGAAGATAGCACAACATTTGTCGTACAAACCTAATTTCATTAACTACACATATAAAGAAGAGATGATATCTGATGGTATTGAAAACTGTCTTTTGTATATAGACAACTTCAATCCAGAGAAGTCATCTAATCCTTTTGCATATTTCACACAGATTATCTACTATGCGTTCATTAGACGTATTCAGAAAGAAAAGAAGCAGACATATGTGAAGTATAAATCCTTAGAGAATCAAGAATTGATTGATGAAATTATGCAGGGCCCTAATGGTACTCCGGTGAAAAACAATTTCATGGAATTTATTCAATCTAATATGGAAGATTTTCTTTCTGATTTTGAAGAAACACAACGCAAGAAAAAAGAAAAGGCCAGAGAAAAGGCCCAAGAGAAAAAGAAAATTGAGGAACCAGAGAATCCATGAAAATTGCTTTAATTACCGACACTCACTTTGGTGCTCGTGGTGATTCTGCATTGTTTCAAAAATACTTTATGGAGTTCTACGATGATATCTTTTTTCCATATCTCGAAAATAATGATATTAGTACTGTAATTCATCTTGGCGATGTTACTGATCGAAGAAAGTTTATTAACTATAATATTTTAGATGGATTGAATGCTGGATTTATAAACAGAATAAAAAAATATGACTCTTATTTTATTATTGGTAATCATGATGTGTATTATAAAAACACAAACCGTATTAACTCTATGGAACAACTTTTCGGGGATCGTTTCAAGACTTATACAGAGGCCTCTACTGTTAATATTGGTGGTACTGACATTTGTTTTCTTCCTTGGATAAACTCTGATAATTATGATCACACTCTAAAACATATCAAAAAGACCAAAGCAAAGGTTGCGCTCGGCCACTTAGAAATTTCTGGTTTTGAAATGATGCGTGGAGTCAAATGTGAATCTGGTACAATGGATATGAAAAACTTCAAAAAGTTTGATCTGGTATGTTCTGGACATTTCCACCATAAATCTCACAATGGTAATATTCACTATCTAGGAACCCCATATGAACTGACCTGGCAAGATTGTAATTCAACCAGAGGGTTTCACATATTTGACACCGAAACTTTTGAAATGGAGCATATAACAAATCCACACAAAATGTTTCATAAAATTTATTATGATGAGTCAGAAAAAGTCTTGACGAATCAGTACAAAAACAAGTATGTTAAGTTAATAGTAAAAAATAAAACAGATCAATACAAGTTTGATTTGCTCATTGATGAATTCTATAAGAATGAGGTTGCAGATTTGTCCATTGTGGATGATGCAATGGATGTAGATTTTGATGGACAATCAGAAATAGACACTACCGAAGACACAATGTCTCTGCTAACGTCTTATATTGATAATTATGAAATAGACGTAGATAAAAACAAATTAAAAGGCATTATGCAAGATTTGTATGTTTCTGCTCTTAGAGGTGACTAATGATGTTAGTATATAATTTTAAAGAATTTATGGATGATTGTTTTGGTGATTATATCAAGCCAACACTAGAAGAATTTAGATATAAATCAAAACAAACATATCAAAAAGACCAGAACTCTATGTGGGATTTTTGTCAAAAACTAGATGATACTGATGATAGAAAGTTGAATTTTGATAACTGGTCTGAAACTCTTTATATTGGATATATTGAAAATTTTGAATATATGATGGGTAAGTGGTTTAAGGCCCATTCCTCTGTAACTGATGCAGATAAGTTTCTGAGATATCAGGTAGAAAGAATTTCTCCCGAAAAAATTACCGATGGGTATATTGTAGATGGAAAGAAAAATATTACTTATGGAAGATTATTAAGAAATATCAGTTATAAAGGTATATACAAAGATACTGCTAAAAGTAATTCTTCTGAGAAAGATTCTATTTTGGGAGCCTTTCATGGATTAATTAATAATAAATTCACAGTTTCTATGTTTTTGACTCCAAAAGTTGGGGAATTCATATCTAGTGGTAACTATGATAGCGTGTTTGCAATGCTGCGTGGCACTTGTAATAAGGCTTCGATATTTAATCCTTACACTTATTCTTGGATTTTGCAGAACATATTTCCCGAAGGAAAAAAACTGTTATCTCCTGTTATGAGTTGGTGTAGTCCAGTAATCGGTCTTGCAAATTCCAACTATAATGAAATGGTTGCAATAGATGTAATACCAGATGTAGTAGATAAGTCTGAAAAATTGCATGAATATAGTGAAGGTATGCGGAATACCTTTTTTGGCGACGATTCAAAAACTGCAAAATTCTTTTGTTGTCCATCCGAACAACTAGATGCCCGACATAATTTTAGTGAAAAATATGCAGAATACTTTGACACTGTATTTTTCTCTCCACCGTACTACGACTTGGAAATATATACTGGCGGTGAACAATCACATGAATCTTTTCAGACATATGAGCAGTGGTTAGATGGATATTGGAGACCTACTGTAGAATTATGTTATCGTTGTCTCAAGCCCGGCGCGACATTCAGTTTTGTCATTGTCGAAGATTATAAAAAGAAATCTGGAAGTCGAATTACTATAAGTGATGATATGAAAAGAATTGCGGCAGAATATTTTGAGAAAGACAAGACTATACATATCGGCTGGGGCGGATTTTCTGGTTCTGAGCTGGCAGCAGAAAAGCGTAAAAGTTTACTTGAAAACTTACATATTATGAAAAAGGTTTAGAATGATAGAATTCAAAACAATTAGGTGGAAAAACTTCCTTTCTACCGGAAACTACTTTACAGAAGTACAATTGAATAAATCTCCATCAACTTTAATTGTTGGTAACAATGGTGCAGGGAAATCTACTATCCTTGATGCTTTGACTTTTGGTCTATTTGGTAAGGCCTTTCGCAAAATTAATAAACCACAACTAGTGAATTCTGTCAATAGTAAAGATTGCGTTATTGAGATTGAATTTAAAATAGGCAACAGAGAGTATCTAGTGCGTAGGGGTATAAAACCCGCAGTCTTTGAAATCTATATCAATAATAAAATGCTCGATCAAGATTCTAAGATCAGAGACAGTCAGTTGCACCTAGAGGAAACAATCCTCAAATTGAATTATAAGTCATTCACACAGACTGTAATATTGGGTAGTGCAACATTTGTGCCATTTATGCAACTGAATGCTACTGACAGACGCGATATTATTGAAGATATTCTGGACATTAAAATCTTTTCTTCTATGAATGACATACTAAAAGGTAGGGCCTCTCTTCTTAAAGATTCATTATTTGAAAATGAAAAAGAACGAGAGTTGCAAGACTATAAAATAGAGTTGCAAGACCGGAATATTGAAGATGCAAAAAATACTAAAAAAAATTCAATCAAAGTTTTCAAAGACAAAATAAAAGAAAAGAAAACAGAACAAAAAGTATTTAGAGATTCCAACAAAAAATTGTTGGTAGAAGTTGATACTGCATTATCTGAAATAGTAGATGAAAGTAAAACAATTGCATCCTGTAGGAAATTTGAAAAATTAGAAAATCAACTATCAAATAATATTTCTAAGATTGAAAAAGAAGTAGAGTGGTTTGAAACTAATGATGTCTGCTCAACTTGTAAACAAGAAATCGGCTCAGATCATAAACACTCAATTGTTACTGAAAAGGATGACAAAAAGACTGAAATAGAAAATGCACTTGTATCAATATCGAAAGAAATCGTCACAGTAAATACACGCATAAGTGTAATAGAAGATAAAAAATCCCAAATTGTTTCACTGAGAAGTGTTATTGAAAGTAATGCTAACAAAGACGATTTTGTACAGAAAAATATCGAAGAATTAGAAAGTGAAATAGAAGCCGCTGAAAGTGACGGCGGTAATGTAAAAAGTCTTGAAAAACAACTAAAATCTTTGAGAGAAAATTTAAAAGAATTGGACGAAACCAGGCGCGAACTGACTGAAACAAAAAACTATTATGCACTTGCAGGTCAGTTTTTAAAGGACACCGGAGTTAAGACTTCTATTGTAAAGTATTATTTGCCTATAATGAATAAATTAATTAATAGGTATTTGCAAGAAATGGATTTTTATGTCCATTTTACTATGGATGAAAGATTTGTTGAAAACATTAAATCCAGAGGCCGTGAAGGATTTACTTATGCATCATTCTCTGAAGGTGAAAAAATGCGAGTCGATCTTGCATTACTTTTTACTTGGAGAGAAATTGCACGAATGAAAAATAGTGTAAACACCAACCTGTTGATTCTAGATGAAGTATTTGACAGTAGTTTAGATTCGACAGGTACTGATGAATTCTTGAAGTTATTGAATACTCTGGGTGGCAATAATGTTTTTGTTATCAGTCATAAAGGTGACATACTATATGACAAATTCAAAGATATTGTCAAATTTGAAAAGGTAAAAAACTTTAGTAGGATTAGCGAAAGTGGATAGAATAAATGTAAACACTCCAATTGAAAAATATTCAATAGGTAGTAAAGAAGTTTATGTGAAGCGAGATGATCTTATGGGGGATGGTATTTCTATGCCCCCTTGGGGAAAATTAGATGCAATTAGAAATACATTAATATCTATAAAACCGGATCGACCTTTGATTCATTTATCGGTCTATGGTTCTTGGTCTGGTTGGGCTCTTTCTGAGTTGTCGAAAGAACTGGGGTATGAATTTATTATGGCATATCCCGATTCTAAGAAATATCCAAAGTCTATGCTAGACAGAGTAGAAACGGTATTACCATTGCGCCCAAATATGATGAGTATTGTATACAACAAGGTTGGATCAATAGCTAGAGAGAATGGGTATATGAGACTTCCCTATGCATTTGACCACAGCGTATACATTGAAACACAACAAAAAAGATTTCAAGATCTGAAAGAAGAATTTGATTTTGATCATCTAGTAGTCTCTTCTGGTTCTGGGGTTTCTTGTTTAGGAATGTTGTTGGAACATCAACCATGGCCCTCACTATTCGAACCAGAAAATGATAGAACATTTCATACCGTATGTATGTCGGGAGTAGAAACAATCAAGAAAAAATTTGCAACGCAACAGGTTCTATCATCTGACCAAATAGAAATAGTAAAAAGTGAATTTGAATTTGACGATATGATGCCGTGGTATGAAACGCCATTCCCATGCAACGAATTTTGGGACAAAAAAACTTGGTATTGGTTAGAACAAAATATATCAAAGTTTGAAGGTAAGATTTTATTTTGGAATTTGGGAGGAAACTGGAATGGTTAAAGTCATAATTAAAGACAAAAAAGATATGAGAGTTCTTGGTGATATACAAGCATCAGAAAAATATACCCTGATGGGGTCTCAGGATGAAATTTCTTTCGATACCAAAATAGAAGTTTTGAGTGTAAAATTTTCCAAGATAGGACAAAAAACATTTGATGCTTATCCAAATTTGAAGTGGATTATTTGCCGCTCTCATGGCTATGATAATATTAGAGCAGACCTTGCAGAAAAACATAATGTTGGTATAGTATGTACCAATCCTCATACAACAGATGTTGCAGAATGGATGGTTGATAAAGTACAAGGTAAAAAGTGTCTAGTTTTTGGTGCTGGTAGAATAGCTAAAAAGTTTTGTGAGATTTATGATGGAGAGACTCGTATGATTAATTCCAGAACTGAGTTTGACCCTAATATTTCAAAAGATTATGACACAATAGTTCTTGCATGTTCGCCAACGAAGACTCCAATATTAACAGACAAATTGTTAGAAAATTTTAATGGTGGAGTAGTCTCTATTTCAAGAGGATGTACTATTGATAATATGGCTCTGGAAGGTCATCTTGGCCTTTCTATCAAATATGCAGAAATTGATATATTAGACCATAGCAAATATAGAGATTCGATGATAAAGGACAGTGAAGAATTAAATTATCATTATCATACAGCTTGGGGGGATGACAAATCTTATGGAGATGTATATTTCAAAGAATTATTTCGAGAGATAGAATTGTGTCTGAAATCAAAAAGTGAAAATGTGGTACAGGATAGAAGAATTGATTTTTTTGATTTTTGAAAAAAACCTTGACATACAGAAAATTTTGTGTTATTATAGTGTTAATAATATTGTAAAGGACTATCGATGAGAGCTGATTCAAGCCCAGAATTATATGAATTTTTAAAGTCTACTTGTGTGGATGGATTGCCATACATGAAAAGTGATTTGTTTGCAGAAACTACAGAAACTTGGGGTAGAGATATTTTTCGATCCACCCTTGCAGAATTTGTAACAAATGAAAAACCAAATTTTCCTTATAAAAAATTATCTTATAATGATCTGCAAAAACATTTTCATAGATTGAGAACTGTTGATTATTCTAAATTCCTCAAACCAGTAGAGCAACAAGACAAAGAAGTTCTAGAAAAGTATGACGATTACAAATATTCTTATGCAGATTATGGTATGGGTCTAATTAATGCGCCATCGACATTTAATGAAGCATCTGATTACTTCCATAATGAGGGCCGGATGGACTGTGGATCCTATGGGTTTACTTCTCCGGTATCTAGATGGACTTCTGGTAATAATATCTGGGGGGTCTTTGGCCCTATCTGGCGGGGTGTAAATGATAGTTGGCACTTGACTCCAGAAACATATATGATGGCATTCAGATTGGGTACTTATATTGCAACTCAATTCAAACCAATTGTTGCAAAGTGCGTATATAGTATGACAGATGCAAAAAGAGTATTAGATACCTCTATGGGTTGGGGAGATCGACTCTGTGGTTTCTTTGCATCAAATGCATCTGTATATATTGGATGTGATCCAAATCCTAATACATTTGAAATTTATAAAGAACAGGCAAAAGTATATTCTGCATTTGTTGGAAATACCTATACAATAAATGAACGAGAAGATTATTTTGAACTGATTGGAGATAGAAAATCTTGTTATTTTTATCGATGTGGTGCAGAAAATATGCCGTGGGGTGAAATCAGTGACATTGATTGTGCATTTACATCACCACCATACTTTTCTACCGAAAGGTACAATGAAGGCGGTGAGCATTCAGAAGATCAATCTTGGTCTAAGTTTAGTGAATATGAATCTTGGAGAGATGACTTTTATCTACCAGTATCACAAAAAACATTCGATTCGTTGCGTAGTGGTGGTCATATGTGGATTAATATTATGGATCCAAAAATCAAAGGAACACGGTATTTTTCTAGTGATGAGCTGGTAGATATGTTGAGTGATTCGTTTACTGGACAAATCGGTATGAGAATTATGCAACGGCCCCAAGGAAAATCGGTATTCTCTGATGAAAATGGCGAGTTCGATAAAGAACAGTTGGAAGCCTTTATGAATAAGACATATATCGAAAATGTCTGGTGTTTTCAGAAAGATAAAAACGACTTTGATGTGTTTCGACATAAAAAAAGTACAAGTTTGGATGATTTTCTATAGTATGACGGCTTGACATCGTTGCTTAGTTGTGGTACATTATAAGTAAGTTAGATGAAATGATTCGGAGTGATTATGGAAAATCAAGGCGTTAAAATCTTTGCTACCAAAAATGCAAAGTCTCTTCTTGCCAAACTGATGGCAGAAGAAAATATTACAATTCAACATAAACAAGTGGATACTGCAAGTTTTGATATGGTGCGCCGTATTTTGACTGTCCCTATCTGGAAAGACATGGGCGCAGATTTGTACGACCTGTTTATGGGACATGAAGTAGGCCACGCATTGTGGACTCCTTCTGATATCGATGTGCTAGAAGAAGCAGTGTCGCGTTCTAATAAAGATTTTATCAATGTTGTTGAAGATGCTCGGATTGAAAAGAATGCAAAGAAAAAATTTCCTGGCTTGAAAGGACCATTCTTTCGTGCTTATAGAGAATTACTTGCAAAAGATTTCTTTGGAATTGGAAATAAAAATCTTGCGGATATGGCATTTATTGACCGTCTGAACATTTACTTCAAGGCTGCAATGACAGATTATGAATCAGTTGATATTTTCTCTGATGAAGAAATGGTATTTGTAGACCGTATGTCTAACACGAATACTTTCGCTGAGGTTGCAGACCTATCAGAAGATATTTACAATTATCTAGGTAGTCCAAAAAATCAAGATCAGCAAGAGAATGAGGGAGAATCTGATCTTTCTGAAATGAAGGGTATGTCCCAAGAATTTAATGATGATAGTGGTGATTTTGATGAGTCAGAAGATCAATCAGATGACCAATCAAATGATACTGATGGTTCTGGACAACAACAGTCCGACAAAAATTCAGAATCAGATAGTCAAACAAATGACGCCTCTGGTGAAGATGGTGAAGATGACACCGATACAGAAATTGCTCAATCTGGTGATAATGGCGAAGAAGAATTGCTTGAGGGTGGTAATAACATAACTGATGGCAAAAAAGGTGGCAATGGTTCTAATGCAGATGAATTTGTTTCTACAACTGATACATCTGCAACAGAATCTATGATGGATTATATTGACCGTGAAGCTGGTGACATTAATTATCTTACTTTGCCAAATATCAACGTCGAAGATTTTGTAATTGATTATAAAGAGGCTCATGCTTCTATCGAACTAGTAAAAGAAAATTACTTGGATACCTATAGCTCATACATTCATGGAGAAAATGATAATACCAAACTTCTGAAAAAAACTCTGCAAGAGAATAATAAAACTATCCAATATCTTGTAAAAGAATTTGAAATGAAAAAGGCCGCTGAGGCATATTCTAATCAAACGGTTGCAAAATCTGGAAACATCAATACAAGTAAATTATGGTCTTACAAGTTGAATGATGATATTTTTCAACGCAAGTCTATTTTGCCTGATGGTAAGAATCACGGTTTGGTCATGATGGTTGATTGGTCTGGTTCTATGTATGCTCAACTATATAAGACAGTGGTACAGGTTATCACGCTTGCTACTTTTGCTCGTCGTGTTGGAATTCCTTTTGAAGTTTATAACTTTACAGATCAACTCACTCATGAAGAAAGAAATTCTAAAGAGTTTAGTGATACTATAGTACAAGAGGGTCGCAAAGAATCAAATATTGATAGAATATTGTCTCCATATGGAACTAAACTGCGTCAAATGCTCTCAAATAAAATGAAAAATAGAGAATTTATTGATGCTTGCAACAATTATCTGTTTATCGCATGGGCTGTAACAAATGCCCCCTATTCAATAAATGTTGCTAGAGAAAACCAACTTGGTGGAACTCCACTAGTAGCATCTTTGCAAATCATGGAAAAGGTAGTACATAAATTCCAGAAAGAAAATCAAGTTGAAAAACTCAGTTTCATTGTCCTAAGTGATGGGGATGCAGCAGATGGTATTGATTATTGCATGGAACAGTTATCGTGGTGCTCGTCTAAAGGTATGCGTATTCCGATGGCACTCAAAAAAACTATTAATGAGAATGTTGAACAATCTTGGGTCATAACAGATGAACGTAGTGGTAAAAAAATTGTTTGGAACGCTAAAGGTTGGAATCGTGGAAAAACTTCAACTGAAATAATGTTAGAACTTATCAAAACTCTGCATAATGCAAAAAGTGTCGGGTTCTATATCGTCAATAACAATCGTGATCTAAAAGATGCGATCCGTTCATATTGTATGAGAAACCGTATGGGATGGGTGCCAAATGCTGATTATACTGCATTCAAAAAAACATGTCGCGAAGATGGATTTCTAACTGCATCTGATTGTGGATACGATGAATACTATATTGTCGATCAAAGATCACAAACTCAGGGTAATGATGATGAAATGGATATTGATGATACAATGACAAGGGCAAAGATTGCTCGAAACTTTTCAAAATTCCAATCATCGAAAAAAACAAGTCGCCTGATGTTAAATAAATTTGTAGATTTAGTAAAATAAATCGAGTCAGGGGGTTGACATAGGTATCAGAATATGATATCTTAGTTATAGAAAAAGAATCACTTGTCACTGAAAGGACAATTACATTATGTGGAATAAAAACAATAAAGTCGAGTTTCTTGCTAAACTTATCGAAGATTACGGTACTGTTGTGCGTAAAAAAGATATCAAAGCAGCTGCATCTGCATATGGGGAAAACACTCCACAATGGTTGACGTTGCCAGAATTTCGTTCTGGCCACGGTTCCTACGACATTTCTATGTATCAAGGTTCAAGTAATGTCATTCCTATGGCAGACGCAGCAGAAGTACCCGCCAGTGTCTCTCCGGTAGTACAGGCAGTTGCTAAAGTTGTTCAAAATTTAATTCCTTCTAAAGATTCTAACTTTGTAAAGTTTGGTTTCTATGAAGATTTGCGGAATATCATTTCTTCAAAAATGTTTTTTCCTGTTTTTATTACTGGTATGTCTGGTAATGGTAAAACATATGGTTCGCAACAAATTTGTGCTCAACTAAAACGTGAATGCATCACGGTTCCCATTACTATTGAAACTGATGAGTCAGACCTATTGGGCGATAAGACTTTGATTGATGGAAACGTGGTATTTGCAAAAGGCCCTGTTGTCGATGCAATGGAACGTGGCGCAGTTCTGATACTAGATGAAGTTGACCTTGCGTCAAATAAAATTATGTGTCTGCAATCTATCATCGATGGTAAAGGTGTTTATCTCAAGAAAGATAATCGGTTTGTAGAGGCTGCGCCAGGATTTACAGTGATTGCTACTGCAAATACAAAAGGTAAAGGTTCTGACGATGGACGTTTTATCGGAACCAATGTTATGAACGAGGCCTTTCTAGAACGCTTCAAAATTACTTTTGAACAGGAATATCCTGTACAGACTGTTGAGAAGAAAATTCTTATCAATAATCTTACTTCTTTGAAAGGTACTGTTCGTGACGATGAAAAGAAAATGGTTGAAGATTTGACCATGTGGTCTGGTGCAATTCGGAAAACTTTTGAAGAAGGTGGTATTGATGAAATTATTTCTACTCGCCGTCTAGTCCATATTATCGAAACATATTCAATTTTCAATGACGTTTCCAAGTCGATTGAACTTTGTACCAATCGTTTCGATGATGATACCAAATCATCTTTTGTTGATTTGTTTGCGAAAATCTCTGGTGGTGATGACGTATCTTTTGATGATAGTATTCACCCTGCATATAATGATGAAGAAACATTCTAGGAGGAATGATGGTAGACTATAAATTTAATGAAGGTGAACTGCTGGATGAAATCCGGCAGTACATTGATTCGACATATGACCAACACTATTCAAATAATAAACTACAGGCCACAGAAGTTATTATGGACAATGGCCACGGTGAAGGTTTTTGTTTGGGTAATGTTTCAAAGTATGCCCAGAGATATGGGAAAAAAGGAAACTCTCAGGAAGATTTCCGAAAAGACTTGACAAAGATAATTCACTATGGTATACTAGCACTATACAATCACGATTTACAACAAAGAAAGCAAGATAATAATGAAACTCAGTGAAACAACTCAGAATATTCTGAAAAACTATTCAACCATCAACCAATCAATCTATCTCAAAAAAGGTAGTCGATTGTCTACCATTTCTGTAATGCGAAATATTCTCGCGGCTACAGATGTGACAGAAGTTTTTCCGGTAGATTTTTGCATCTATGATTTGGGTAAGTTCCTAAATCTTTTGAAAATCTATCCAGAACTAGAGTTCCAAGAAAAATATGTAATGATGAGTAACGGTGAAAAAACGTATAAGTTTATGGCCGCCGAACCATCTATCATTGTGTTTGCAGAAAATACTTTTGAATTGGACAATTCAGATAATAATCCATCTGGTTCTAAAAAATCTCCAGATTGGGATATCAATGTCAAACTCCCAACTAAAACATTAAACGAGGCAATTCAAGTTGCATCAATTAGTGGATTGCCAGACTTTGTTCTCACTTCACGAGGAGATGGTGAAATCTATTTTGGAACACTAGATAAGAAAGATGACACATCTAATATTTCAGAAGAACCAGTTGGAAAAAGTGATGCTACCTTCACCATGTACTTCCGCGCAGAAAATCTTAAATTAATTGAAGGTGATTATGACGTAGGCATTTCGAAGAATAAGATTTCGACTTTCCGCCATCAGAAATTGCCAATTCAATATTGGATTACATTGGAACAAGACTCAACATATGGTGAATAATTATGTCTTTAATTAACGAAACCGAATCGAATAACTTTTTGTGGGTAGAAAAATATCGCCCAACCACTATAGATGATTGTATCTTGCCCGATTCTCTCAAAGATACCTTTAAAGAATTTGTCGCAACAGGAAGTCTCCCCAACCTAATATTGGCTGGGGGGCCAGGAGTCGGTAAAACTACTATCGCAAAGGCACTATGCAAGGAGATGGGATGTGACTTTGTTATGATTAACGGATCGGAAGACAGTGGGATTGATGTTCTCAGAACTAAAATACGCAACTATGCATCAACTGTGTCGTTTGAACAGGGACAAAGTTCTCAGTTCAACAAAGTCATCATTCTTGATGAGGCCGATTATCTAAATCCTAATTCCACACAGCCTGCCTTGCGCGGTTTTATCGAAGAGTTCTCTGGAAACTGTCGTTTTATTCTAACATGCAATTTTAAGAATCGTATTATTGAACCATTGCATAGTAGATGTTCTCTTGTAGAGTTTAAGATCGACAAGGATTCAAAGGCAAAATTAGCAATGCATTTCTGGAAACGTGTACGCAACATCTTAGAACAAGAAAACATTGAGTCGAATGACAAAGTAACACAACAAGTTGTTATGAAGTACTTTCCCGATTGGCGAAGAGTACTGAATGAATTGCAACGATATTCTGCTGGGGGTGTTATTGATGAAGGCCTTCTTACTAATGTTGGAGAAATCAATCTTAAAAAGTTGACCACTGCTCTAAAAGACAATAACTTTACTGGACTTCGACATTGGGTAACTGACAATCTAGATAATGACCCTTCAACTATTTTTAGAACTATCTACAATGGTTTGTATGAGAACATACAACCAAATTCAATTCCACAGGCTGTAGTGACTATTGCAGACTATCAGTACAAATCTGCATTTGTTGCAGATCAAGAAATCAATCTGGTTGCCTGTCTGACTGCGTTAATGTGTGATTGTGAGTGGAAATGAGTTACGACCTATTCAAAGATTATGTGCCTGCAATATCCCACAACAAAAAAAAGTTGATGGATACAGAAGACCACCAGTGGGAAAAAGAATATCTACCATTTCTTATAAATAAGAATTTTTCCAACTTCCAAGATACAATTATGCAAGCTCAAGAAATGAATAGATATCACACCGCTGATAAAAAATTACAATTTGATTTTCTTATAAATAGTATTCGACCACGTAAGAGATTTTCTAAGTGGCACAAGAAAACTATTCATAATGATTTCGAAGTAGTGAGAGAATATTATGGGTATAACAATAAAAAAACAGAGCAGGCTCTATCTATATTGACTAAAGATCAAATCAGTCATATAAGGGAGTCAATGAACAAAGGCGGATAGGTTATGTCAATTTTAGAATCATTAGTGGAAGTATCTCTTGCAGATCAAGAAGATTTTTTAAAGATACGCGAAACACTTACAAGAATTGGTGTTGCATCAAAAAAAGATAATAAACTGTATCAATCCTGCCATATCTTACATAAACAAGGTAAGTATTATATTGTCCATTTTAAAGAGTTGTTTAAACTCGATGGGAAATCTTCAGACTTTTCAGATAATGATAGATCAAGACGTAATACAATTGTAAACTTGTTGAAAGAATGGGGATTGGTAACGGTAATCAAACTAGATGAATTTGATGAGGCACCAATATCACAAATAAAAATAATTTCCCATAAAGAAAAAACTGAATGGGAATTAGTACCCAAGTACAATATCGGAAGAAAAAGGTAAGGTAATGCAAACTTTTCAAGAATATCAAGAACAACAGGCGTATGACGCATTAACTCTGGCAGAATTGCAAGAGGCATCACTTTCAAGAGTTATGAAACACACTCAAGAAAGACCTATTGCAATTATTACTGCATTTCGTGGCGATTTCGCCCGTAAAGAAAATGATGCAAGAAATCGCAAACTTATGACTGATATTCGTAGTGCTGGATATGGCGCTATTAAAGTCCAAGGCAAATATGTCGAAGGATTTGGTACACCAGAAGCCAGAGATGGTGATGGAATGGAAATTTCATATGTCGTAGTTGGTACTCAAGGAGATACCAGTGGCAATCTTAAAGGATTTGCAAAAAAGGCTGGTAAAAAATACGATCAAGATAGTGTCTTGTATAAAGACGCTGGAGATGACCAGATTGCAATTCTTATTGGTACAAATGGAACTGCTTGGCCGGGCATGGATAAAGAAGTAAAACTCGGCAAATGGCATCCAAATCGCGTACCAGAATTCTATTCTAAAATGAGAGGTGGTACATTTGCATTTGAAAGTTTTGAATTTAGATCAATGAAATCTCCATCTCAGAGAAAAGAAAGACTATTTTAATTAAATTATGAGGATTATATAATGAGTTACAATACTGTGAAGATATTTAAACTGTTCCCAGAGGCGCATTTGCCAGTTCTGGGAACAGAGTTTTCAGCCTGTTTTGATTTGAAGGCATCTTTACTAGGTAGTACAGATGTCAAACTATTCAATGACAGAAATGAAAAACATTCCAGAAAAATCATAGGTGATTATGTCACTCTATATGCTGGAGACAGAATGCTTGTCCCTACTGGATTAATTTTTGATCTAGAACCTACTACTTCTATGAGAATTCATCCAAGATCTGGATTGTCTCTCAAGAGTGGTATCAATATTGCAAACTGCGAAGGTGTAGTTGATGCAGATTATGTAGAACAGACATATGTTATGTTGCAGAATATTTCAAATGTTCCGTTTGAAATCGAAGATGGTATGCGAATTGCACAGGCAGAAATTGTTCCAGTTGCCGAACCGTTTTTTATCATTCAAGATGTGCGGCCAGAACAAAAAACTTCTAGAATAGGTGGATTTGGTTCAACAGGGACATAAATTCATTATATATAGTATGTTGGATTGTTGATTCCAGCGCGTATTACACGGCAAAATCAACACGGTGCTCGAAAGAGACCAAACGTAGACCTTGCTTAACAGGAGGAAATAAACATGGTTACGAATTTTAAGACAGACCCTTTTATGCGTTATAGTGTGGGGTTCGATAGATTATTTAATGAATTGGAGCGTACATCGCTCACAACGCAAAACAACTATCCACCCTTCAATATCATCAGAGAGGACGATTCGTTTTATCGTATCGAAGTCGCTGTATCTGGATTCTCAGAAGATGAATTGAGTGTCGAACTCAAAGAATCTACTCTGACTGTATCTGGTAAGGTATCGACAAGTGATGACAAGGCTGAGTATCTACATAAAGGTATTTCGTCCAGAGACTTTGAAAGAAGTTTTACATTAAATCAAGATGTGGTAGTAAATGATGCAAAAATTGTTAATGGACTACTAAGTATTGAACTGGAACATATCATTCCGGAAGAAAAACGCCCAAGAAAAATTGAAATTGGTTCTGG